TTTCATTGGCATCATATAGATTAGAAAACATCTTTTCTGGTTTAGGAATCTGTGGATCTTCTTTGATCTCGGACAGTTCTACCATACGAGCAAGAGAACCAGGAGCAAAGTTATCCATAGAACGGATTTGTTCAGCAATGTCATCGACGGAATCGTGTAGTTCTTCATAGAGGTCATTTAGAAATTTGTGATATTGTGGAAAGTCGGAACCGATATAGTTCCAGTGGTATGCATGTGACTTCATATACATCACAAACACATTACCTAATAATACTTTTGCCTTTTCTACTACTTCTTCCATTCTAGGTCTCTTTTACGTTGGTTGTTGTATTTGCTACCACCGTATTTATAACATTGTCGGGAATGGGCACTCCATCAGGCCAGCAATAAGAGTAGATAACTGAACGAGGAAATCTTGCTATTGATACTTGGTCATTCTGGTTTCCACCTAAACCATAGACATACTTAGCATCAAATGAGACGACAAAGAATACGTGGCCTCCACCGTTTCGTTTCTTGGTAGCAATACAACCAACCATTGGTTTGGTTAGTTTCTGGCCATACTTGGCATAACTTAATGCCAATAAGGAACCTGTGTTTGGAAGTCCTGCTTCCTCTAATACTGCTCCCACAAATGCGGCACACCAAGGTGTTGTATGGTCGTTCTTGATTTCTGGATGGCCTGCCTCAGCAAAGAACTTTACCACTTTAGGATTGGCCTTTAAGGTAGTGCCTTCGTGCAATCCAACATATTTACTTGCTATCTTCATCCATGGTAGGTCTGTTATGTTCTTCATGTTTTCCCCATTTACCTAACGGACATTTAGAGTCCATAAAAAGAGTTTTACCTTTCATAAAGCACCAACATACCTTACACTGGTACAAAGTTGTATCCAGTTCTGAGCACTCTTCACAAATCTTTATTCTTTCTGCGGCCACTTTACGGCGTTTAGCACTAATAGTATTTAGTTCCAGCATTAGTAGAAATCTACGATGTGGTCGGCAAGTCCATACTTAACCGCCTCTTTAGCAGTCAACCAGACATCCTCTGGTGGTAGCAAATACTTCTTGATAACAGCCTCTGTCTGACCGGTACACTTCTTGTAATGTTCTAATAGTCGTTGGCTGGAGTTATTAAACTCAACAACTGACGCTAATAGTTCATGTTCTTTACCAAATGAACCCCAAGAGAACTGGTGTGAAAGAATGGAGGTATTGCGAGTAACGTAGCGATGACCTTTCTCACCTGCTATAAAGGTCAATAACCCACAAGAGGCAACCTCACCAAGCCCATAGGTGTAAATAGGCACCTTAGAACCTTTCATAATATCAATCAAAGCAAATGCTGATGATACCTCACCACCTGGAGAGTTTATAATCATCTTTATTTGTTTTGGTTTCTTTTTCATAAGATTGCGAGCCATAATAAATCGCACGGCCTCGGTAGATGAAGAGTTATCAAACTCTGAGGTGAAGAAATAATAATGTAGTTCTTCTAAATCGGGAATGTTAGATACTTCTTTTTCTTTATTGTCTAAAGGCATAGCAAATTCCATTCTATTAAGAGAAAGGCGGGAATTTCTCCCCGCCCCTATTTATTATCGCTGAATATGTATATGGTTGTAGTGACCAGGAACCCGCCATAGGACGGTGTAACCAGCCGCTCTAGCATCGGCGGCCAGCTGGTCAAACTTATGAGCATATCCAGATCGTGCTTCTACAACGCCGCGCCCCACGTTTACGTCAATAGCCCGGCCAGCGTAATGGGCCCACCCGTGATGGACACGATGGACTCCACCAAATGCGGGATGTTCCGAAACACGGAACCCCTGTCGCTGTAGTTGGTGCCCGTATTCCACCAAGGATGTAGAAGCTGCGGCGAAACCCCAGTTTTCTTCCTGCTCCTCGTGGAACTGACGGACCTGTCTCTTGTTCTTATAACGTGGTTGAGGTGAGACACTCCAATTTTCTCCACCAAATACACTGGCGAGTGGATCGGATTCCTCTTGCACGGATTGGTCTGAATATTGACTATGTTTGCCGTAGTGGACTCTGGCTTCTGCCATGCCGCATATCGCAAACATAACAGATGCCGCCAAAGCGGCTAGAATAATCTTCTTCATATAGTTACCTTTCTGTTATGCATAACCACGCACAAGTCTCCACACAGGGTCAATATAAGTTAGAATGTGAGGAGATTGTTGCCAGAGATGGCTGCGAAGTTATGGGTTAAGTGCCACCGGCCAGTACCTTCGTGGTCAGGTGGCTTACACAAGTCGCAAATCGCAAACCTGTGTAATATCTATTTAGGCACCTAGATACCTTTTTCTTTATTTAATTGTGCCTCAAATACTTTATAGAGTCCGGTAACGGTATCGGAGTTATAAACAACATCACTCATCATAGCAATAAGGCAAGTCATCTCACTCTTAGGTGGATTGGTTGTGATGGCAATAGAAGTACCTGAAATCCAAATGGTCTCAACCACACCTTCCTTGTTAGTCATGTTAAGTAAAGAGAAAAACTTGGAATCTTCCATTAACTTTAGAACACTTTCTCTCTTGTCACAGATAGGTAGTTCTTCTTTTTTAGGTGTGGTCTTGGCCTGCGCTGAAAAAGAGGCAAGGATGACAGCAAGCATGATTAACTTTTTCATTTTATTCCTCATCATATTTTATGTGAATACGGTTACTATAACTTACCAATGGTAGATTAGAACGACCAGTGGCATGTTTATATAGCGTTTTTTTGATAGGTTCAGTTAGCAACCCAGCAAATCCATCAGGTATAAGAATACCTTCCGAAACTTTACAATCATCAAGATTGAATGTTTTGATATATTCTCTTTTAGCTGAATCCTCATCTTTAGCATCTATAATCATAAGAGCCTGTAAATGGCCCTCTTTATTCTGTTTATCAGTTGTTATTGTATAGTAGCACATTTTTTACCTCTCAGTATTTGCCACGGATACATTTAAATCAAGTTCTGTTATAAACATTGTTAGTGTTAGCCTAGAGTTTTCATCTTTTCCAAACCCCGATACAGGTGAATGGAGTATATGTGAATTAAATAGAGCAAGCCTATTATACTTATTCTCTATTATTATTTCTTTTCCATCTTTGAACAGTACCGTTCCAGATAATTTTTTAGGATCTTTATTGAGATAAACAACACCAGAGTATATATGAGGATCATCCGTATGGTGTGCTTCATCATCAATAACCAAATCACCACTAATTTTATGGAAATATAGGTTACTTATCCATGAATATTTGTATGCTAGAGAACCTCCTCGGAACAGTTTATCAAAAATACTATTCATTAGTATTGTGGACTTATTTTTATCTATATCAAACAAATCCAAAGTCCTTTCTCCAGTCCAAATTGTTCCAGATACAGGACTTTGTTTATAGTATTTTAATTCCCGAGAATATTCAACCAATTCATCAGGATTTTCAAGAACATCGTCTATGATAACTATGTCCTTTAGCATATTTTACCATCCAAAATCATCTTCCTCATATACACGGGCACCAGGGCTATTCTTAATGATGATATTCTTACGGACTTTCTGTTGTGCAGGAGCATATCCATAAGCAGGTGCATAACCGTATACCGGAGCATACCCATAACCATAAGGAGAAGCGAGTGCACCACCAATGATACCACCTACAAGCCCAGCACCGAGCATAGCAGCACCATAACCACCATAACCCCATCCACCGTATCCGTATCCACCCCAACCACCATAACCATAACCCCAAGCATTTGCAGGAGCAGAGGAAGCGAAACTAATTCCGATAGCAGCAACGATAGCAATAACTGTCTTTTTCATTTCCATAACCTTTCATTAGTTATATTATATCCTATCATAAGGAATAAACCTTGTCAACTAGTTTATGAAATCCTTGAATGATTTCCTACTTTCACGGATTACCGTTTTACATTCTTTTCCGTTGTCAATAACGTTTATATGGGAAAAGTGACGAATCCTTCCGTCATATATTTTTTCAATTGGTTTATTATCTAGCATCTTTATATGAAGTTTTTGATGGGAAACTTTGAGATGCATTTTGGTTTGTATAGGCCGTATAATTGCTATGTCTTCAGATGGAACTAATGCCCACTGGAAAATGGTTCTCATTTGTCTTGGTTTGTTTTCAACACGGAAAGGGTTCATCTGTAAATCATCCACTTGCCACTCGGCAAGAGCATCTAACATTTCTTCTGGTGAATTGGCCTTGACCATAACCTTTTCGGTTAATCTCTTTCTCGTCTCACTGGACTTTCTCCACATATCTTGCTTCTCATCAATACCATACTGGAATCCGGCCCAAGGTAGACGGACACCATGATTGGTTCTGACAACGATTTCTGTGGTAGGTATGATACGAACAATGGACTTGTATTCACCGGTACCATCATTCTCTCTGGCAGCCTCAATCAATACTAATTTTTTGGGAGTTGAAACAAAGATGAAACCAGTCATCTTTTGATCTATTAGGTATTTAACAGCATCCATTTGTTCCATATGGAGTGCTTTGTAGATATCATCACCGTCTTTTTTATTTGTTTCTTGATTAAGGACCGGAGTTAAACTAGTTGTCATTATAACCAAACCATCGTGGTTCATACCTTCTTGGTATGAGATGTCATGGTCAAACATAACTAGGATTTCTCCGACCTTAGTTTTCTGCTCGTCGCGGAATGATACGTGGGAGACATAATCTTGATCTCTATTCTTGGCTAAAACCCAACCTGTATCTTTAAAATATTTTGCGGCGATGATACACATTTTAACCCTAGAGATTGAGATTATATCTTATTTAGTATCCTCTTTATTAGGTACTACCGCGTATCCAGGATAGTAGAAGTTTGAGGTGTGGTGATTGGATGCCACATGGGCACCACGGAGTCCACCCTTTAGTTCTGTACCACCGAATATGGATGCCGCAGAAGCATATCCGTAATTTTGATATGTGTCTTTGTTATATTCGCCAGCATCGGCAGCGACGGCCTGGTTGGCGAAATAGAATAGTGCGATAAGAGAAATAACCTTATTCATTTCTTTTCCTTTCCTAGTTTCCTAAAGTTAGCGAAACAATGCTGCAATGCAACATACACTAGTATATAGGCACCAGGAAGGTTTGTCAAGTGATTTTTATCCATTCCCTTTCCTGGAAAGGTTCTGTCATCAATGTATGACTAGGAAAACTAACCGATAACCTTTTAGTTAAGGACTTGACTTCATGGTAATAATGAGCAGGAGCATAGCAAATATCACCTGGTTCCATTACTATTTCAAACATAGGTTTCTCATCAATGTGTTTAATATTTTTCTTTTCTTCATCATAACACATAACATTCCACATTTTAACTCTAGATTTACCTTCAACTTGAACTATTAAATTATGAGCCTTATCATAATGTATTCCAAATCCTACATTTTGTTGGTCGGTCAAATCAAAGTATATATGAGCATCTGTAGGTAAATTTGTTATTGATTCCAATTCACCACATATGGTATTGATTGTTTCATTCACCCTTGAAGAGTCCATAATGTGACAAAGATATTTTTTAGTTATCTTTTTTATAATAGATGGAGGAAAGCAATTGATATTAGTCACCCAGGCCTGGTGAGGCCATTCATACTTCTCATTTAAAAAAGCCTTAAATCTTTTCTGAGTATTGGAAGGCCTAAAGTTAAGTAAGTTCTCCAAATCTTTCCATGAGAATATACCATGTAAGGCATTTCTTTCATAGAATGGTTGTAGTAGTTTTATTCTATCTTGTAACAACTCTAACATTATTAATAACCTGTTGGCGTTTTAGAGTTTTTAACCCTTAGCAATTTGAAATTGGTATAACCTAAAGATAGATATTTTTCAAAATCAAAACTTACCATAGATGTCTGTTTAAATCCATTCTGTTGTGAACATTGATAAGAATATGTATCTCCTCGATTATTCTTAGAATGTGTCTTATAACATATTCTAGCCGGGCATTTATAAGCACAACCCATATTAAGAAACAATCTAATTCTATCTTTACATTCTATAGATTGCAATAACTCATAGTTGGTATTAAAAGCCTCGGGTAGAGGAACTATGGTGTCATATATCTCTAATCTTTTATAAAGTTTATCCAGAGTATCTGTTTCTTTAATTACAGATGCTTCAATTTTATATAGTGGATAATCTTTTCGTATTCTTTTAGCCAATGCATCTTTGGTTACAATAACCGAATTGCCTATACGATGGTGCTTATCTAGAAATGATTTGGATTGTTCATACATCTCTTCGGAGAAGAAATAAGAGGTTAATGGTATTCTGTAACCTATATTATTAGAATACATCCAGATAAGGTCTTCATCAGTCAATTCTTTACCTGTATCTGCATAACTTCTACCACCATATAATACACATGGGTCATTGAATCCAAACAAAGACTCTATGATAGATAGTTCAACAGTTCCAAAATTATCGGATAAAAAGTTCTGAATAGCACCTTTTTTAAATCGTGCTGAGATAGTAAGGTTAATCATTTATCAATTCTACATATCAATTCTTTAATAACATCATCATATTGATCATACTCAGTTATCCTATAATCATACCTTGAAGGTTGTTCAAAGATTTTGTTAGTATCTTCAAACCTACTTTCTTTTATGGTATCCATCCATACAGTTATGTCCGCATTAAATGACTGTCTAGTTTCTTCGGTCGGGCATACAAAATCACAAACACAATGATATCCCAGATTTGTTATACTCATATCCGCCATCATGCACATACGCTGAGCTTGTCTTAACCTACCTTTATCTGAAAAATCCCAGTCACTAAAATACTCTCTTAAAGCATCACCATTAAATGCATCTATATGAAAAGAGCAGGTAGCAACCAACTTTTTCGTAAAGGTTGTCTTACCGGAACCAGGCAGACCCATCACTAAGATTTTAATTTTTCCAGACATTCATATCACCGAATTTATTAAATATTTCTGGTGGTATAACAGTTTTTCTTTCTATATATTCAACTTTACTTCTAACATTATGCATATCTGGCATACGCATCAATCTATCAAATTGGTCATAATCTGATGTTACATTATTATAATCATGTTCATAATACGGTTGTTCAATATAATTATATACATTTCTCATGACCACTTCAGGCCTAATAACAAGATCATCATAATGTATGGAGAGGAAATTATGTTCTCCCGACCAGAACATATCTCTCACACCGTAATATACTGGGTTAATCAAACTTTCCATATATACTTCGCATCTAGTGAATACATTATTCATCTTAAAATTTTCTTTAAAGTATATTGGTATATGGTATGGATTTTTTCTATACAATCTTTCAAATGAATCCAGTATCCATCCAATATCTCTTACCAAAACAATCAATTTAAGATCAGGATATAATCTTTTTAAAATGTGTATCTTATTACACCAAGACCTGTTGTGGTTGAAATATAAGGTTTTATCTGGTGCATCATGGAAAGTTTCTGCAATATTTCTTAGAATATTATCAATTTGTTCATTACTTTTATTAGAGTAAGAACCAACATTATTAAGTGAACTCAATACACCATCAAATATTCCATTGAGAGGGTTGGAAATCATTGCATCAAATTTTGGATTTTGATTTAGTATAGATGTAAAAAGTGTGCTTCCGGACCTTGGGAGTCCGGAAGTAAATACTATATTTTTCAATTCAATCTCTCGACGGTTACAGTAGATGTTGAACTCATTCCAATAGAACGAGCAGCACCGTAAGAAAGATCAAGATGCCGACCTCGAACAAAGGGACCTCTATCATTGACAACTACGGTAACACATCCGCGATGGCAGACCCGTAGGTGTGTCCCAAACGGCAATGATCTGTGTGCTGCTGTGTGACCGTGAGGGTTGAACACTGCACCGGAAGCCGTATGGCGGGCCAATCTTTCACCATGCCCGTAGTAAGAAGCAACCATTTTGCTCCCAGAGGAATGCCTGCTGCCATCATCATTGCTATAATCATTATCAACGTTGCTTTTAGTTGATCTCGCATGTTTTCCTTTCCTAACTTGGTTCTGAGATGGTTGTGCGCCGAAGAGTCCACCAAAAAAATCTCCTACTGGATCTGCCATAGCAGGAGTGGTGAATAAAAATGCGGCGATCATTAGATATTTTCTCATATTATTTTCCTTTTATTACATACCAAACTGTGCTTTCACAACACCGACAACTTTATCAATGAACTCATTAATATCTTCATCTGAATGTTGTTCTGCGGTTACGTTGAAATGGCTTCTAACCAGTTCAACAATCTGTGCTTTAGTTTCATCTGATAGTTCAAACATTTTATTCTCCTTCTATAATAGCTGTGGATGTTTCTCTATCTATAACTAACTTACCATAACAAGCAATATTCCAATCTTCACTCAAATCTTCCTTTTCACTAAAAGATGGAACATTTATCTTTACGTGTTTGAATAGGTATTCTTTACCATCTTCAAATACACGCCACACATGGTCAACTGTACCTCGACCAGGTTGACCTCTGGTTTTATTAAACCTTATACTATATTTCATATCACCTCCGCAGGTAGTTGTGCAGGTGGAGGATAATAATCTCTAATACCTATATTAAAATGAATAAAAGAAAAGGGAAAATCCGATCCGTTTCTGGTAAATGAATGAGGTAACCACGAATTGGTAAACATTAACATACCAGGTTTAGGTGGAATATATATTGAATTTGTGGAGTTTTCAATATAGCAGGTAAATTCTGGGCCAAAACTATCTTGTACCTTACCTGGTCTAGGGTCGTGTATCACTATTTGACTACAGTTCTTAGGTGCTTCTAGTATATAAAATCCTACTATCTTACAACCATTGGGATGAACATGTTGTTCCATGGATGATGATTTCAAATGATACTGCATCCACATACCCATATAATATGTTTGCAGGTTATCCATATTGAATCCTTGATTCTTCAATACGTTCCATGCGGTGTTCAAAATATAATTAGAAAAATCTTGTATTCTATTGTCGTTAGAAAAATTATAAGTATGGTACATTGGATAAATTTTATCCATCTTCTTTTGTTTCTTAATATCTCTTAGATAGTCATAGGATACAGTTTTAACATTATCCAAAAAACTTGGTTTATCCAAAGTATAAACACTAGAAGGAAAATAATCAAACTGTTGCCATGTATCATTATCCATTATGCAAACTCTGCTGCAAATGCTTCATCTATGTCCACGGGTGGAGTCTTTACTAGTATGAAAGCAGGAGTAAATCCAGCAAAGCCATTACCACTTTCAAAGAAGTAGCAAACGGCTTGAGCATCTTCTTCAAAGAAGTATTCACCCATAATAAGCCCAGTAGCATTTTCTTGGACATACCATACTAGGTTATCCTCATTATCAAAATCTGGATAGTATCTATACAACTGTTTCATCTTATCTCCTAGAAGGTGTTAAAACTAAAGATGGTACGTTCTGGTGTTTTGTTTACCATATCATCCGAACCGTGACTTAACCACGCAGGGAATAGATACAAAGTTCCTAGTTCTGGTTTAAACTCTTGCTTCTCTAGGTTATACTTATTCAACCTGCTGAGAGGTGCAAAACTTGGAAACTCATTCTGGTTATAGAATGTTATTGTGTTGCTATTATCATCCACATGGAGATAGATAACACCAGCAATCTGGCTTCCTGTATGCTTATGTCTCTTATGTATGCTACCAACATTTTGCACCGATACCCAGGATGTTACAATGTCCTGTGTGCAATACATTCTCACACCAAGGGCCTCGGCATATTCCATAATAACATTCACCATATCGTCCGTGAATGTGGAACAACTCTTTACATTAGCAGTTATAATCTTATGACTTTCACTGGCATAATCCCAAGTGGAGATACCATCAGTCAGAAGGCTAATAGGATTGAAACCTTCACGGTGTTGCTTAAAGTAATCACAAATGTCTTTACATTGTTCAGGTGTAAGGAAGTTCTTAACTCTTTGTATGAGTGTAGGGAATAGTTCAATGTCTTCTATCTCAACTTGTCTCATATTATTACCTTACGTTAAAACTTAAAATTATTCTTTCATCGGAACCATTTTCTTCACCATCAGACCCATGTCTAATCCAAGATGGAAATATTATTAAATCACCTGCATGTGGTTCAAAATTTACCACTCCATAAACATATTCTGTCAGATTTTCCATATCAACATTCATCATTTGTAAATAAGGGGATGGATTTACAAATGATAACTTGCTACTGTATTCATCACATTTAATAAATAAAGCACCTGAAACTGCGGACAATGGATGTGAGTGATGTTGTAATATACTTCCTTTATATTGGATATTTGCCCAAGAATTGGTAATGTCTTCTGTTATTAGTTTGTATCCAGAATTTTCACAATATTCACAGACAGTTTTATATATTCTATCACTTAAATTTTCACAACTTTTAACTTTCTGGGATATATCCGTTATTGTTTTTTTATCTGGATCATAATTTGATACACTATTTCCTACTAAAGCAGGATATTTTAAAAATTCATCTATGTTTGTATGGCAATAATCAACTATATCATCACATTGCTTAGAATTTAAAAACTCACTAATATGAAATACAGGAGTAGGAAATAGACTATATTTGTTTATTTTCATACCTTCAATCCTTTGAACTTGTTCTTACCATCAAACTGTCTAGGAATAGGTTTCACTTCTTCCTGTCCTGAGTCCACAATGTCTTGAGCTGATTGTTCTACATCATACAACTTCATCTTGCTTTTGTCAATACCAATCACAAATCTTTTATTCTGTGACGGATCATTATATCGGTTCTTCAACTGTTTTACCTGAACCTGTTTCAACTGCTCCATGGTTTCATTGGTGATAAGGGCCAAGAACAAATCGGCCGTAGCAGGCAAACCAAAGGACTCTGAGGTATCGGTCATGTCCGGGTCGGAACTATTATAACCACCTCTGGTCAACTGTGTAGCAGACCAAACAGGAACATTGAACTCAACTGCCAAACCTCTCAACTCTTCGGCGATTGCCTTGATGTATGTATAACTATTTGCCACACCTGGTTTGATACGAGAACTGGAACAGATGTTAAGATAGTCAATCATAATGGCATCCGGTACAAAGTTCTTTTTCAGGTGTAGTTCATTCAACAAGGATCTGAAATGTGTTGCCGAGGCCGAGGAAGTTGGATACTCTTTGACGATTAGTTTACCATTAGTTTTGGCCTTCAGATTACTAATCTTTTTCTGATACATATCTTTTGGCAAAACCATCAGATCATCAAAGGTGATATTCATCAGGTTGGCATCTATTCTCTTTGATACTTCCTCTTCTGCTAGTTCAAGTGTAATATAAAGAACATTCTTTCCTTGAGCGAGATAGCTAGCGGCAAAATGACACAAACAAAGAGACTTACCAACACCAACGCCTGCCATAACCACGTTGAGAGTTTTCTTAGGAACTCCGTTCTTGGTGATTCTATTAAAAAAATCAAGATCAAATGGCAATTTCTCTTGAACTCGGTGATAGTATTCGTAACGATCTTCAAACTGTTCGAGGTAATCATGGCCAACGTTTGGATCAAAACTAATAGACAACGCATCAGATAACAGACCTGGGATAGCACCTTTTTCCAGTTTACCTTTACCATTCATAATCTCCAGTGAGGAAGTGATAGCATTATATATTGCCTTCTCCTGGCAGAACTTTTCTGTGGAATCTAAAAGCCAGTCCGGGTTTGTCAAAACTGTGTCAGCATCAAGTTCTTTTAGTGTCTCCTTGATATTCTTAACAGTATCGTCGGTTGTACCACGCAAGTTATCAACCTCGATGTCCAAGGCATCAAAGGTTGGTTGCTGATTATACTTCAACACGAAACCGGCCACTTCTTTGAAAAGTAGCCGGTCTTCTTGATTAGAAAAGTATTCTTCTTTTAGGAATGGTAGAACCTTGCGGGTGTAGGTTTCATTCTTGATTAGGTTCTTTAGTATCGTTAATTCTAGTCTCACTCTCACCTTCCGCTTCTGATGCATCTAATAATAGGGTATTCAATACAAGCCCAAGAACTGTGTTGAACTTTTCATTTTTCCGTAATGTCATCATAGACAAGTCATTGGTCTTGAGGATTTCATAATCGTAACCAATCCGAGGAACATTATCCTCATCAACTCTAAACTTGACATAAGTATAACGGTAGCACACTCCTGCGAACGGGTCAACCAGTAACTCAATAGGAACTGTTGAACCATCTTCTTTTATATTAAATAAATCATCCCTAAATTTCCAATCAATCCCCAGTTCCATCTTCCATCTCCATCACATTTGTTTTACCATACATAAACTCACCTTGACAGGCTTCATCAATCTTTTGTAGAAGGTCTGTGGTAAAATACTTTTCTGGGTTCTTCTTTACCTGACTTTCAAATGCCTTTGTTCCGTCTGGGAACTCATACTTGTTTGATACCTTTTTAACAAGGCCAAATTTATCGGCAAGGTCAAGGAGACCATAGTAAGGATCTAAACCTGAGGAATAGTTCAACCAGGTTTCCACTCTCTTGTCTTCCACGGTCATACGAGATTTCTTGAGGTGTGCGGTGATAACAGCACCGGTACGACCACCATCGTCGTCCAGTGTCTTATCCTTCTTCTTAGATAGAAAGATGATAGTTGATGCCGCATATTCAAGGCCAGAACCACCACCCATCTTCTTTACAGGTACATAGGAACCGACCACATCATAAACGTGGTTAGTGACAATCAAAGGCACTTTTGCCTTACCTAACTTGAGGGTAAGGACACGGAAAGCACCACGCACCAGTTGGGCGCGGGTCATATCACGGGTGTCCTTACCATCGGCAATATCAGCCATTTCTTTATCGGTTGAAAGATTACCAAGACTATCAAGAACAAATAGCATTGGTGGTCGTTCACCTTTTTGTTCTAGATACCGATCTAGAATTTTAACCGCTTGCGTCCTGAACTCCTGGACCGTAGCCACTGGTACAATTGCCATACGCTTAGTGTCAATTCCGCGGCCTGCAAGAAAATCTTTAGAAACAGCGGATTCGGACTCAAAATAAAAGACAAATCCATTTGAATGATCCTCCAAAAATTGATAGCACACATTTAGTGCATAGAATGTTTTACCTACCGATGGTTCACCGGCAAATGCTGTTACTTTGTTTTGTGGGAGCCCACCGAAGATAGAACCTGATAATAAGGCATTCATTGCATATGAACCAGTGCCTATAAATCCTGAAACATCTCCTGCTTCAATACCATTTTCGGCAATAGAAGCGTATTCGTTGTTGGTTTCTTCCAACAACTTCTGAAAAATATCTGACATAAGTTTCTCCTTATATTGTGTCTAACAATCTCGTTAGGCAACTTCTTTAAAATATTTCTGTAACTCTGGTGATAATTTCTCTAGTAGATGACCGCCAATACCAACTCTTACTATATTGGCTAACTCTATAATATTATTGGTATCTATTGTATTATCAGGTGTAAACTCATACAAACGTGCAGGTGAATGTTTATGATGTTTATCCTTCTTGGTCATAGTAGATTTTCTCCTTTAGGTAATCTATCAAATAAGGTTCATCTTTAACTAAATTGGCCCAGTGATCTCTCTTTTCGGTTAACTTATGAGCAGCCCACAACCAATCTTTTCTATGTTGTTCATTGTAATTGAATGAATCCAACGAGTGTTTATCTGTAGCAAACAAATTCAATCCTGTAGCAACACAGTTTATGCCTGAATTATTGAAACTATAATTTTCAAATCTAGAGTTGAAAACATTAATAAAAGAATTTTCATGTTTAATGGTTGGGTCATAAAAATCTTGACTGTATTCACGACGACCAACATCTTTCCAATATTCTGTATCATCTCTATGTGAAAGAGCATAATGGAGTGCTACAAACTGTGAGAACCCGTTAAATATCTTTCTACATTCGTAGGTGTATCCGTCTTTATCAATCTGACTTACATATCCATCTGGTACTCTATCTAATACACGAAGTAACCGCACTAGAAACATATGAACACTAAAGAGACCATTACTTTCCAGTGGTTCAATAAAACCTGCGGATAATCCAATTGGTACTACGTTTTTTTCCCAAAGTTTCTTATATATACCAACACGGAACTTTAACTTCTTATATGTCAATTCTTCGTTGTAAAGGTTCTTTTCTTTGAGATGTTCTTTAAACTCTTCTAAAGCACCTTCATCATCAATATACTTATCAGAGTAAACATAACCTGTACCAATACGACTCCATAGTGGAATGTTCCACACCCATCCATTACCGATAGCATGGCCATCAGTATATCCAACCAATTGGTTCTTCTTATCTGTATATGGTGCTTGAGTGGCCCATGCTGAGTTGTTTGGAAGAATATCTGACATTGATACAAAAGGAACTTTTAACTTATCATATAGAACTGCTTTGAAACCGGTACAATCAATGAATAGATCAGCAGTAATCTCTTCACCACTATCCAATTGCAGATATTCAATACCATCTTCATTGAGTTTGATATCTTTAACTTCTGCTAGAATATTCTTAACACCTTTAGGTATAGAATATTCATTTTTCAACCATTGTGCAAATTGGACAGCATTAAAATGATATGCACAATCATTCTTCAGTGTGTATCCAGGAACAATATTATCTTTCTCAGAAATCTTATTCTGATTAACTAGAGCCATAATGGGATAGATACAAGAAGCATAATCACTAACATGAGTATCAGGAAAAAACATCTTCTTGAAATACCAATCATTCTTTTGTGAATGATTACCTTCTACATTAAGATCACCAAAAGGATAATGGAATGATCCAGCACCTTTTTTGTAGAAGTCCGTGAACCTAATGGATAGTTTATATGAGGCATCACAATGTTTCATCCATTGTTCATCTTTGATACCCAACAGGTTCATCCATTGATTAATAAATCCTAAAGTGGACTCACCAACACCAACTGTAGAAATATTAGGGCTTTCAATTAGGACAATCTCACGACCAGGTAATCTAGCAATAAGAGTAGCAGCAGTCATCCATCCAGCAGAGCCACCACCAACTATAACAATTTTTTTAATCTGCTTACTCATGAAAAGAAATCCTCTAAACTGGCCGTTTTCTCGGCCTTCCACCCAATACTATCTAGTATAATTTTGAGAGGGTCAAGAAATGCCTTCTCAAATTGTGTATTATAATCTATATATTTAGATAAGGCAAATTCTTCCGGGATGCCGCCTTGTGGAAAAGATATAACATTGGATTGGATGGTGTTTGGTTCTTTAAGGAACACAAACTTTAGTTTCTCACCGTTGTTGATTAGTGGATACTTAGTATCCAGTTTATGACTACGTAGAAAGTGATTATATACGAGAGCACCACGCACATGAATAGGTGTCCCGCTTCCGTAGATAGACTTCTTATCAGCATACTTAACGAGACCATTGAGCCCACGAGGAAACGATATGTCCGACAAAGGTAGATTTTCAAAAGAAGACCTGAAATCTCTAATAAAAGACTGAATATCTGTTTCGTTGCCGTCAAATATGACATCTACTGCCTCTCTTAGTTTCTCTCTACATGATGATGGAGTGGAAGACTTGACCATTTCAAGTCCCATAACTTTCTTCTTTGGTTTCTCGTATTGAACACCTTCATTGTTCCATACACTGAGAATGTATCTCTTCTTGGCGGTCCATATGGCCTTATCACATAGACCTTCTCTCTTCATAAAGATTTTTTGTTGAAATACATTAGTATAGTCACCAAGGTCTCCACAAGCGGTATCAATAACAGGTTGTATTTTATTCTCACATACTTTATCAAGGAAGGAGATGACTCTTGCCGTATCACCAGTGCCGAGGTCTTCACCAATAGTCTTGCCCACAAGCGGACCAAGGCGTAGGTAAACCGAGTCTGTATCAAGCGCAATGACATAATCCTCTCCTGTTGTCTTTAGTATTTTATTGAGATACTGGTTAAGTGTTCTTTCGATCCACCGTATTGAGAGTTGGCCAGTCGTCGTGACCGCAATCGCGTTACGTAGATCAAAAAACCTGAAAAACTTGGAGCCAAGCGCACCATAGAGGGAGTTGAGTGATACTTTTTTAGAGAGTTGAAGATTGTTATACTTGGCGATTTTATTTTTAAGTTCTTTCTTTTTCTCAGGGTCTTTTTCATTTTCATAGGCCGCCTCGGCATCTAGCATCTCCTTCTTATACTTCTTACGATCAGCAAACATCTTCTCAACCATCTCTGGCATAAAACCTTGCTTGTCACGGCGATAGAACTGGCCATTAGCAGTTAGACATACATTGCTATCCTTTAAGGCAGATAGATCCAACTTACGGGCCAAAAGACTATCAACACTAATATTGCTTGAAACAAGGCTGCGCATAGCATCATCGTAATCAACAGGTTCAATAATAGTCTCAGGGGAGATATTACTGCCCATAATGACACTAGGATACTCACTATTAACATCGAAACTAGCAACCCAATTATGAAATCCAATGATGGGATCTTTAACATAGGCACCCACATAAGCAGCCTCCTTTTCGTGGCGTTCAATAGGTGGCACAACCTTGTTCTGTGCCTTCAGATGATGGAAACAGATAACATCCCACATACGGACTTGTGCGAACACATCCTCAAAGTTACATTTGTTATCATAGGACAAAGTTAGAGCGAGTTCAATCAACTTGTTCTTATCATCAATCTTGTCAACGAGGTCAACGTCTTTGATGTTATAGTCGATGAACTTTTGATAGTCCTCCTTATACAGGTTGAACAAGGTGCCAACCTCTTCATAAGACAACTTTCGTTCACCAAGTTCTTCGTGTGCGATGTTGTCCAACTTATAGGACTCTTGTGACTTACCGTTCTTAGCATATCGTTGGTACAGGTCAAGCAAGTCAAGTGTGGCAATACCAAGGATTGAGTATGACTTAATCTTACGGTTCATACCAAGGTCAACCATCTTATCGTTGATCACACCCCACGGAGATAGTTTCTTGGCCTCGTTTTCACCCATTAGTTTGCGAATACGATTGACCATATATGGTATATCGAAGTTCTGGACATTCCAACCTGTGATTACATCTGGATATTCCGATTGCCACCAACCAAGAAACTTACGAATAAGGTCAAACTCATCCGCACATTTGAAGTATGTAACATCATCACGGGTGTTGTTATACACACCACAACCAAAGGTGGTGAACTGACCATCCATCTTCACGGTGATAGCAGTCAAAGGACCAAGAGCATGTTCTGGTTCAGGGAATCCACCACCATCAGGTTCACCGACCTCGATATCGATATTGGCCACTTTGATAAGGGACATATCCCAATCAACTGTGCCTTTGAACTCATCGGCAATAAAGCAATACTGATAACGAGTGTTGCCGTATACCTTAAAGTTCTCCACATTATCATACTGTGAAACAAAATCACGGGCATCACGGATCGTACCTGGTTTTACTTTACCCAAGTATTCGCCATAGATTGTGGTGTATTTGGTGGGTGTGTTGGAAGGTACAAAAAGAGAAGGGTGATATTCGACTTTATGCCTCACCCTTCTCCCTTGCTCAACACCTCGGTATAGGATCTTTCCACCCCATACTTCAACGTTTGTGTAAAATTTCATTAAGGTGTGATTATCTTTGAGTTAGGAACAACAATTCCACCGAAAGTGGTATTGTATTGATTGACAAATTCTGTAATAGGTTTAACAATTGTTATAACATGTTCATGTTTAAATGTCAAGACCTTTTCTTCTGTCCATTGTGTATAAGGTGCAAAACCAACCGAAGGGCTTGAAGGATCTGTCTTATTAGGAACTACAACAATACGGATAGGATTCTCAATTTCAATTTCTTTATCATCATCGGAAATAACTTTTCCCATGATGTCTTCGCCTGTGATTAATCGTAAAATCTGTAAGTTTGCCATCAGTCAATAATCTCCATTAGGTAGTCATAAACCCCAAGTGTAACCCACTTGAAAGGTGTAGTAGCGGCACGATTGCCGTATTCGTTAATAAATGTGTAAGAGTTGTCCTCATCGGCAATCTTACCAATGCGTTCCCACTTTCCGTCATAGGCCCGCTGTTTAAATTCCGTCTCATAAATCGTCATATCTTTTTCATGGAATTGCATGTCAATCTCCTCAGTCCCATAGGCTACGATAATATTTACCGAACAATCTAAACCCGTTATTTATTCTGTTATTATACTCTTTTATACCATCTCTGTCAACCCAATAATCAGGATTAGTTTGTTCCCAATACGATGTGTGTTCGTCATCACCATCAACAGGTATAATCTCATACTTTGGTTCACCATGAACAAACTGGTCTTCCCAGGAATCATCAGTTAGGTTCTCAAAGGCCCAAATCATTTCTTTTAGAACCCATTCCCACCTGTAATGAACCCAGTTGTCATCTTCTGTTCCATGACGC